CAGTGGGGGTGGACCCACGGTGCGCACTGGCCGCCGATGATCACGCCGCTCACGGCTTCTCCCCCTCAGCGGCAGGAAGCGCAAGGAATACATACTCGCCACCATGTGCCGGAGAAGCATCGAATCCATACGGCACTGTGTGCTGACAGCGATTCAGCCGACGCCCTGGACCGCGGTAGTGCGCCCAGTTCTGCCCGTCGTGTGTGATGACGAGATCGCCGCAGTGCTCGCAGGTGTCGACCATTGTCGAACGCTCCACAGACCGTCTGATCTCACTGGACACGTGCTCTTCCCATGTACTGCTGATGGTGCTCACTGGCCCTCCTGGGCGGCAGCAGGTTCCTCGAACAGGACCGTCACGGGTCCGGTGATGAGGGACCAGGGGAATGGTCGGTCGTCGCCGAGCACTACCCCGTGTGTCTTGTCGAAACGTGCCGCGACCGTCCTGTCGGCAGGCCACCAGATGACTGTCCGAACTGGAACATCTGCGGCATCCTCGTATACACGTGCTGGTGGCCGCCAATCTGTGGGCACGATGCTGTAGCCGGCGTCCGTCAGCTTCGACACCACATGCGCAGCGAGGTCGTCTGAGGTGATCGGCGAACCGTCATGGTCCTCGATGGCTCCCGCGATGATGTGCGTGGGGTTCATCGGTTCACCGCCTGAAGGATTCGATCCCACATCTCGATCGAGGCATCAGCACGGCCTACCAACACCCGCGAGAGATGCTTCTCTGTGATCTTCAGTCGGCCCGCGAGATCCCTCTGCGTCCATCCCATCTCGTGCAGTCCGTCGATCACTCGTGCGCGTAGCTCTTCCCGAAGGTGACCACGCTCGGTGTCGATGTGTGTGGGGTTCGGTGTGCTCACAACACCACCCCCGAAGCAGGAGTGCAGTCGGAGCACCAGTTGCGGGCCGGGAGATCACTGCTGTCGTGCGTCCAACCTCGCAGTGACGCCTTCGCCTCTTCAGCCTCGATCGTGCTGTGAGGGCCGAACACTCGCCCGACTCCGCAGTTGTCGCACACCAGGCGACGTAGGTCGAGGATGCCGTACTGGATGCTCATCGATGTCTCCTGTGGGTCGAGGGCAGCGCTGATGGTGTAGGCAGCGACGGTGAATCCGCCGTTTGCCGACAGGCCTCTACGGTTCGGATCGATCAGTGCCCGGACTCGTGCGATGGTGTTGTCCCGTTCCCGCACCGCAGCCAACAGGCGAGGGATGTCTTGCCTTGCGTGAGCGATGAACTCGGCGTCAGCGATGTTGGCGTAACCGAAGTGGTAGCCGTCTCGCTCGAACATGATGGAGGCCCACCCTGCATGGATGGACGCGGACGTGACAGTCGCGTCAGTACCGGTACGCGTCTCCCACGGGCCGACACTGGCTGCCTTGGCTCGGGCTTCGATCGCCGCAAACTCCCCGCCGATCATCAGCAGCTCCCGTCGCAGGCACATGAGTTGCATTCGTCGCACTTTTCACCGGAACCGCCAGGACAGTCACCGAGAGTCAGGTCGTCAGCGTCCACATCTCCGAGGCATTCAGCACACGTGCGGGCGCTCATCCTTGGCCTCCCGCAGCGCGAGCAGCAGCGGCGCGATCGAACTGGTCCAGCGCGTCGATACCAGCGCGAATCCGATTCCTATCGTCGTGCGGCAAGTCTTCCCAGGTACAAGTACCGCCGAATGAAGCACGGTTACCGTCCCAGTAGACCGCGTATCGGACATCACGCTCCTCTTCCAGCTTTTTCGCCTGTTCCAATGCGTCCTTGGACACGGCACGAAGTCGCGCTATCTCAGCGCTATGTTCACGGTTGTCAGCCATTGACGTTCCCTCCGGCAGCAGCGCGTCGGTATCGGGCGATCGCCAGAATGTCCGCCGCTTGCGCCTCGATCTGATCGATCGGCATGTCTTCGTCCGTGCCGCCGTAGTAGTCGAAGCCACGAACCCTGAACCACGTGTTGTCCTCGGGTTCCGGCGTGATGTCGGTGGGCACTTCGATCACGGCGATGTTGGCGAGGGCAGCAACCACAGACGCCAAGTGCTGCGACATGTCATCCACTTTCTCGCCGCAGACGCACATGCGCTGGTGAACCTCCGTGATGTCGTAGGCGTGCTGTGCGAGTGCTTCCGCCAACACCCCCACCACACCCGAAGTGTTCTGTTCGATTACCGCGGGGTTAGGTGCTACAACTTCACCGTCCGCATTAGAATCAATCATGCTCGATACTCACTCTCATTGAGTTCGGGTAGGCAACGGGATTCATTGATGGGAAGTCGTGAATCCCGTTGCCGCTAAACAGAATTCTACCATTTCGGGTCGCTAACTACACGACATTCCGGTACGCGCGAACAGCAGAAACACGCTCCGCCAACGCCTCCGTATACGTCAATGTCGAGCCCTGCATCCGCTCCCGCGCATACGCAATGTGCCGGCCACCGGTGAGGTAGTTGTTCAACCACACCATCGCGCCCCCCCACGTGCGCACGTTCGCCGGCGACCACCAGCGTTGCCACTGATTCGCCCGCGCACGATCCGCCAACCGCCGAACATGATCCGGAGAACCGAACCACTCCGACCAATCCGCGAACGACCGCAACGGATTCCCCACCGGCAGTTCCGAGATCGGGTCACCGGGTGCCGAGAATGACCACACGGGGAAAGCGTTGGTGGGGATGGGTCGGGATCCTTTGATGCCGTAGCCGCCACGATCCGGGCCTTCGATCTGGCCCTGTGCCCGCGACGGGTCGGCAAGCAACCCGACACCGAGGACCTCGAGCTTCGGATGCATCCCGAGAGCGATCTCCTGCGCCACATCACCGACCACCTGCGCACCCGCCGAGAACCCCAACAACACCACAGGATTCGGGTCCGCATCGATCATGTGCAACAGGTTCCGGCGGCCCACCTCCTGCGACACCCCGAACGACTCCCCCACCGGCGCATACCCCGCCGAGTACTGGAGCTCCTTCACGTCGAACCACGCCTTATCCAGACGCTTCGTCACCTCCGACAACATGTTGCTGCCGTACTGCTCACTCACACCACGAGCCGCGATGACCGTGACTGTTCTGCGGGCCTTCGTCATTTCGTCTCCAAAGCTTCAAGGATTGTGTCGATCAGGACTGTTCTCGGGACCTGCGGTAACGCTTCAGCGATGAGTTCGACGTGACTGCACGCGGCACGGACGCGGCGGATGCAGTCGAAGGCGTCTGCGAGTTGGTGTTTCAGGTCGTCGATCTCATGCACAACCGACGCGATAGTCCGTTCACACCGCTCCTCATGCTCGGCGGTCATTGGTCAGCCTTTCCATGGCCTCACGGACGTGACTGTGAAGCAGTATGACGTCGGGGATGATGGAGATGTAGAAGCATCGGTGGTCACGCCCGAACGCGGCCCGCTGGTGCCGCTTCGCTGCCCGGTACTTCATCCAAGGGAAGTGGACCGGGGTGCGCGGTATCTGCCCAGAACTCATACCGCACCCCTCTGCGCTCGACGGAAATCGAGAGCGCAGGATCTGCATCGCAGGTAGGTCTTTTTGCTTGTCGGTCCACCGCAGTCGCCACAAATACCCTTGGAGTTCGTCTTGCGCACCCCGCGCCAGTGATCGGCACGGCACTTCTCATCGCAGAAGAAGTTCCCTGTCCGGCCGGGCCTATATCGCGCTCTCCCAACAACTTGGGATTTCGCGCAATGAGTGCAGACCACTGAAACTTGGTTGAACGCCACCTTGCATGGAACGCTGCAAAAGATGCTGTCTTTTGACGGCTTAGGGGCATGAAATGTCACACCGCACTGCTTGCAGTTTCGCTGCAGCCTTCGTCGCCGATCTGCCGTCCTACATGGGACTGAGCAAAATCTCTTCTTCGGCCCCCAACTGTTGTACGTACGGAACTCCTCGCCACAGTGCTCGCAGTTCCGCGACATGTGGTCGGGTAGATCATCGGTGGGAAATACTTGGATGACGCTCCGGGGGTTTTCGGACCCGTGAATGACCTTGCCGTAAACCTCGGTAACTTGTGAATCGTCGATCCATGCGACACCTGTGAGCCCGTCGAATACAAGCTTGATGAAATTGTCCACGTCGCGGCGCTGCCGCTTTTTAACGTGGAACACGCACTTGACACCGAAACCGCCTGGAAGTGGTTGACCTGGTCCACGTGCCTGCCGGTAGTAAATCCCAATCAGATCTTGCGACTGAGCGTTCTTGGAGTCTTTGAAGTGGTATACGCGGCCGTTGCGCACGCCTGTCCTGTGCCTTGATTTCGAGACCGGCTCCCCTGGAGCAGTAAACGTCACGTCTGGCCGAGGATGCCGGGGATTCACACCACCCTCGGTCATCGGTCGCTCCTGACTGCGCGGATGTGCATGATGTCCGTCTCGCGTTGATCCATCGCACGCGACAGGTCGAACGAGATCGGAGTGTTGTCAGGCCACCCGTCCATCGCCGCCACGATCTCCGTCAGCAGTTGCTTGTCGATGGAATACGGGGAGACGTGGAGTTCGAGTGCGGTCTGCACTTTCGGTCGTGCGCGTTCGGTCATTTCCCCTCCTGGGGGTGTAGAAGTTCAGTGAATGGATCAGCCGATGCGGGCATAGTGGGCCCTCCACGGCTGGTAAACAGTGGTCAACGATCCGGTCCGGTTCTTCCCGAGGATCAGCTGAATCTCCCCGGACGGGTTGCCATCTCGCTTCTCGTGATGCAGCAGAATCACCACATCCGCGTCCTGCTCCAACGACCCCGACTCACGTAGCTCGGCGATCGTCGGTGGTCGGTCTTCCTTCGACGCGCCACGGTTCAACTGGCACGCGGTGATGACCGCGACATCCAACTGGTTCGAGAGGGTCTTCAAACCCCACGAGATCATCGCGATCTGACGTTCACGAGTCGCCCGGGAATCGGACGGCTTCAGCAACTGTGCGTAGTCGACGGCGACGAAATCGAGACCGCCGCTTGCCTTCAGCTTCCGGGCCTCTGCTGTGATCTGCTCGATCGTCAGTGCCGCTTGGTCGGAAATCCACAACGGCATCCCAGAGGCATCAGATGCGAACGCGGCCACCCGGCCACGAGTGACATCGGTCATCGACCGGCGTGTGATCTGCCCATACTCTGCGGTCGCACCTGCGGCCATGATCCGGGACGTGATCTCCATCCGACCCATCTCCACCGAGAACAGAATCCCCTTGTGCCCGTTGCCTGCCGCGTACGCTGCGATGTTCGTCAACCCGAGTGACTTACCGCCACCCGGACGGCCAGCGATCAGATACGAACGGCCCGGATGCAGTCCGCCGGCGAGGACTTCGTCGAGCTCCGGCCACGGGGTACGAATTGTGCGTTGCTGAGCGATAGGTGCATCGACCCAGTCCCACCACTCATCGACGAGACTGTCGAACTTGCGGACATGCTCGGAGACTTTCACCGCAGACGCTTTGTCGAGGTGCCGGTACAGGTTCGCCACCAGCTCATCAACGCTGGAGGTGGGGTCTTCGACTGCCGCTCTCACCCGGGCCGCGAGGATCGGATGCGTGTACTTATCGGTGATCTCCACGAACTCGGAGAGACCCAACCCGGCAGCGATGTGGTCGGCGGCGTCCTTCCCGACCTTCGCCTCCACGACCTGCACATTCGACCCAGCTGCCAGTAGTCCGATCAGCTGCTGGGTGTGTGCTTCACCGCGCTCGTCCTTGTCCCGAACGATCACCACGGTCTTGCCGTGGAGTGGGGTGAGGTCGAACATGTGGGCCTTGCCTGCACCCATCGCCGTGCACGTCGCAGTGACACCCTCCGACTCGAGAGCGTGAACGTCCTTCTCGCCTTCCGGCATCCACACCGTCGACGCCTCCGCGAGACGGTCCGCCCGATACAGGGATGTCTTCCCGTCCGCGTTGCCCTGAGAGAACTTCTTGTCCGGTGTACGCCTCACCACGCGCCCATCCGGGTACTGGTAGGTCGATCCCTTCGGGGAGTCGAATAGATCCGCCAGCGTGAGACTCAGGGCCGCGAGAACGTCATCGGTGGAGTCGGAGTGGGAGTGGATCAACACTTGATCGCCGATGTCCTTGATCGACACCGACCGATCCGCCGGCGAATGTCCGGGCGCTTGCGCATCAGCCTTACCGTGGCCGCGGTCCTGGACGATCAGACCGTTCGCACGGAAAGCATCCACCACCCGCTCAAACGCAATCATGATTCCAACGCCGGGGGTGGGGTCTTACGTGACAACGCTGCACCGTACAGGGTGTCTTCGTTCTCGGCGATCCACTTCTTCAACCGCTCAGTCCGAAGTGCTTTCTCCTCCGACCAGCGCATATCCAGCGGATACTGGTGGGGCGGCGGAATGATCCCGGTGGCCCGTTCGATGCCACCACCCAACGGATCCTCGGCGCAGTACTCAAGGTGGAACCGCAGATGCTCACGAGACGACCACACCGGCTGCTTGCGGCAGAACTCGATGATGTCGCCCGGCATCGGCGGGAACGGGTTCGGCTTCGAGTAATGATCCGCGACCGCGTTGATCGCTTCACGCGGCCACACACGCTTGCCCTCGAAGCACTTCGCCCACATAGCGATGGTCTCGGTTGACGGTTCGACACGGTGATCCAATGCAGACGCAGCCATGAGGACCTGGGTAGCGATCTCGAGTGTCATCACTGGAGCTCCATCTGCTGCTGTTCAGCGGCGAGCGCGCGACCCATTTCGAGGATCTTGCGTGCGCGGTCGCCGCCGGTTGGTCGCCGGTCAGCTCGCGGTGGGCAAGGCCCGTCTTCCCAGCGTTTCCCGTTGAGCCAGCGAGCACCGTGGGGAACGAACTGAACCTCGGGGAGGTTCGGGTCCTGGGCGTACCGCTGTGCCGCGTCGAGGAGAGTCTCGGCGTCGGCGATCTTGCGGGCCTTGTCGTACGCCTTCGCTGCGTCTGCTTTTCCGGTGTCACGACGTGGGTACTCGGACCACCATCGTTGGAACTCAACGGTGTACGGGATCTTCGGCGGCGCAGCCGTCGTGGGAGTTTCTTCTCCCTGATCCTCTGTTCCCCTGTTCCCCTGTTCCACTGCTCCAGGCGCGGGGATGTCGCGAGAGTGTCGCGAGAGTGTCGCGAATACGGCATCCTCGCTGGTAGAAGCGGGAAAACGTGCCTTGCCGGGCTTGTCGATCCTCTGGTGATCTTTCCAGCTGACGATCTCCAAGTATGGGCGATTAGCAACGGAATACCTACGCAGCAAACCCCTTTCAGTGAGGTTCAGGATGCCTCGCGACACTCTCGCGAATGTCTCGCGAGGATCTCGCTCCAGGTCCGCAGCGAACAGGTCTGCGCAGATGTCAGCGAGCTTGTCCTTGCCGACACCGTTGTCATCTACGTACGACCACAAGCCGATGAACAGCAAGCGATCTGCGATATCCAGATTGGTGATGTCATCGGACCGCCAGAACTCTGGCTTGATTGAACGAATACGCATCAGTCGAGATCACCGGCCCGCTTGATCGCAGCACGGACCGCGGACTCCGTGATACCGAGGACTTCCCCGATCTCGTGATGCGTCATACCCTGACGTCGGGCCTGCGCCATCAGCCGGTCACGATTCAACTTCGAGGATTCGTACAGGTCTCGGACACGATCCAACCTGCCGACCATTCGTTCCTGCTTCTCGATGTCCGATGGGCGTTCTACAATGGCTATAGTCACATCAGCCTTCCCTTGTTCTTGCCTGGATTCGGGTTGGTCAGACCCCGTCATTGGTGCGCCAACACCGGCGGGGTCGTCTTGTATCTTACCCCAGCTTTCGCATTCTTTTGCGACGCTAAGTACCCGAGTTTCCCTGTCATTCAACGGATCACGCGACACATGTACGCGAGTGTTGTCGCTCATGCTTCCTCCGGAAGTTCCTCGTAGCGGCCGTCATCCGTCAACAACACGAACCGGCCACCAATCCACACAGCCACATCCCGCGGCTCCCACGACTGACGACACAGAAACCCAAGCCGGGTAGCTTCCGCCCGATTCATCTCCACCCAATGATGATCCTCAGCACAGAGCCCTAACCCGTTGCTGGGCAACGCAGTCGACGGACGCTTAGTTCCGCCGGCACCCCGCGCACGACGGTGGTGCCACTGCTCGATCCGGCACTGACCGCACATCTCGCAGACACCACCCGCCCGAGCATCAATCACCATCCGAACGTCATTCGTGAACGCACCCGGCCTCACTTTTGAGCCCGATTTCGTATCCGCCGTAGCTGATACCGGAGGCGAATCTCCATTCCCCCAGCGAACAGCGCCAATCCAATGCACGCTCCGCCCGTCATCCGCCACATCTCGAGAGTCACTTCAACACCTGCCACGCCGGGGTATCCCTGTAGACCAGAAATAGTTCATCCGGGGTAGGACTCGCTCGCCGTTCCTGCTCCAACTCTTCGAATGCGAAATCAGACGAGTCCTGTTCTCCACCAACGGTTACGATTTCGCCCGCGCTTGATCTTTTCGCAACGGAATACTGGCGAACCGCATCGCCTTCGGATGCCATCGCACGGACTCGAACGAGGGCCGCTACCAAGTCGGGTATGGGAGGAAGTGCGTCTTCGTCGGGCTGAGACGCCACCTCTTCCACTTCCTTCAAGCAGGCAGTCGCACGATCCCTCAGAAACGTATCGATACCCTGCAGATATGCGCACCACCAGTAGTCATCTGGGCCTACCCGCTTAGTGGGCGTCAGATCGGCTTGAACACCACGGGTACTGACAGTGTGGACGAATTCGCGGAGCCGCCGGTTCTGGCTCTCGATCCTTGCGAGATACGAGGCGCGCTCTTTCCTGCTCATGCCGCGACCGCCTGAGCAAGTAGTGACGCGTACGCGGCGGCCGCCTGCTGCGGCACCACGCCATTACCAAGAGCCTTCAACTGCTCATTCCGGGACAGGTCAGGAACCGCCGTTACCCACGCGTCAGGTAGTCCCATCATCCACTCGACTAGAAGAGGTGATAGTCGCTCGTTTCCGTTCCGGGAGAGTTCTGTTGGTCGTGGTGCTGGTCGACCGAGGATTCGTTCCCATCGTTCGATCGCTGGTCGATACGGCCCCCAGTCGGTAGCAGACCGTGATCCACGATCACCTGCAGGCTTGTCACCACTTCCCGACCCGGCTTCTTCCGAAGATGCACCTCCGGGGAATTCCCCGAATCGTTCGCCGCGGGAGTCGGCAGCAGAACTTCCTCCGCCACCAACCGCAGATCGCCGACCAGTTCCCTTCGCTGCCCGTTGCCTGCCGGTCGACGTTGCCGCCATTCCTCCAATGTCGTGCCGGTGTACCCCACTGTCGGGGTCGGCAAGAGCGTTACCGCGTCGGTCAGTGTCGTCCCCGAATGATGCTGCGATTCCGGATTCGAGCGGCCCGCCGTCTTGTTCCGCGCCCCCGCCGAATCCGTCACCACTGGCGTCGGCAACAGGTGCTCCACCTCGTCCGCCAACGTCGGCCCATGACCGCCCGACTTCCGTTTCTCCGGATGCTGCGATCCGCCGTTCACCGCGAGCTGCGCGGTCGGTGTCTTCAGCAAGGATGAAGCACCGTTCCCGGCGGTGGGGCGCTCCCACATCGGAAGCTCGAACGCATTGCCACTGCGCGTCATACCCGAGCGCGGCCAAATCACCGACTGCTCTGGCAAGTTCCCCAACTCCAACGATGGCTGGCACGTTCTCCAACGCGACGTACCGCGGTCGAAGACGGCGAATGGCATCCGCAATTGCAGGCCAGATAGCTCGTTCGTCATCGGCTCCCTTTCGTGAACCGGCGAGGGACCACGGCTGGCACGGATTGTGGCCAGCCTGCGGTCACTACATCGACCGCAAAGCTGGCGGGGGCATCACCTCCAGCGCATTTATGCTGAAAGGCGTTGCACCCGATGTTGTATAGGCGTGCGTGCTCGTCGGCGGTGAGGCACTCAAGGTTGGCGATGGTGTTGTTTGTTTTGTCGTGGTCACGGTGATGGATCTGCCACCCGTCGGGAATTGCTCCGTGATGGTGCATCCACACAACGCGGTGAAGGTACTCACGGTCGCCTGTGGTTGCTCGGAGGTACCCGTTGTCGCGCGAAGAGTATCGCGTACCGAGGTAGTCGACATGAGGTTGCGAAGTAACCGACCGCATGGCGAGACCCTGCCTCTTGAACCGCGTGTAAACGGTCTGACGTGTCACCCCTTCCCGTTCCGCAATGTCCGCCAGCGACAATCCGGACAAGTAGAGGTCGTACATTCTGGTGGTCGTAGTCAAATCAGGTGCTTTTCCTCGCACAAGTAGCTCCCAATCAATGGCAGTGAGGTCGGAAAGATTCGGTATGCCCGGGTATCGGTGGGCGAGGATTTTCGACGGCCCTGCTGCGAACTCGCAGAACCAGGCCGTCTTCGCATCGAGAACCTGTTGTAGTCCCATGTCGAGGCCGCCGTAGCCGGCGCACAAAGATCCGATCGTGAGCGTCATGGTCGGCCTCGTTTCAGGGCACGCTCAGCAGCCCGCTCCCGCAACACATCCAACCGATCCTGCTCCCGATCCCACTCCACCAACGACGTCGGAACCCGATCCTTCCAACGCGCCGCATAATGACCCCCACCCAACGGCTGCTCAAACTCATCAATCCGTCTCGTCATGCCGCCACCTTCCTTCTTGCTAACGAATACCGTTGAGCGGTACGGGGATCGATACCAACCAGCTCAGCGGCCGACACAACAGCGACACCGGCATCCCGAAGGCGATGGAACGCGATCTTCCGTTCCTCTCGCGACGCCGCCGATGCGCGGCCGGACATCAGACGCTCCACTACCACCGGATCCGGCAGGCTCGAATCAACTACCTCGATCGGCTCAGCGAACGGATCGTCGATGTCGTCCCACATCAAAGGGTGAATGAATCCGGCACGCAGCGCATTACGCTTCGTCTTCGCATTGCCACCGTCCGGCCCCAGCCGCTCAAACGCGGTCTTGACCCTGAGATAGTTCGTCCACGACACCCGTTGTGCGCGGCGAAGCCGATCAACTTCCTGAAAGGCAATCCCGAGTTCGACAGAAAGATCCATCACCGACCACCCACACACAGCGAGACCCTGCAGCCGACGATTCGTCCCCACACCCAGGACGAGGGCCTGGTGTTTCATGGGACGGCCATCAACCGATGTGATGGCCGCAGCATGGTTCCGGTCGATGGACTTCCCTGGCTTCTGGTAAACGTCCGCGACCATTGAGTGCGAAACACCTGCAGCTCGAGCGATCATGTAGTTCGTCATCCCGATCGCCCGCAGCAACGTCACGTGCTCCCGAACGTGTGTCGCCGGGATCATGTCGTAGGTCCGGCGGAGCCTGGTCTGCGGCTTACCGATGTACGGTTCTCTCATCACTTCACCCCCCGGTAGTGCTGGGTGAGAGCCTTGATCGCAGCAACATCAGTCGACGCACGGAGCTCGCCATGCCCATCAGCCGCGAACTTTTCCACAGCGAGGGCAGGATCGATGTCCTTGAACTTCAACGCCTCCAACAACGCACCACGCGCCTTGTCCGCCTCGGAGGGTTCTGGGTTCGCCCGCTCATGCACTGACGCATCGGGGTCCGGCTCATCCGTTGGGATCGTCAACGCCTGCAACAGGAACGTCCTGTACGCCACCGACTCCGCCTTCGACACCGCCTTGTCACCGGAGTCCGCTGCCTGCCCGTAAGCGCCACCGACGAACGAATCCCCCGCTGGCCCATACACGGTGTACGCCATCTTCACGACGACGCCGTGCATCGGCTTCTGCTTGTCGGTGACGTAACGCTCCTGATCCACAGACTCCGCAGTAGGAACGATCACCACACCATGCGCACGAAGAGCAGGCCCGACAGCATTCATCACCGCGTCGATGCCACGGAAGTTGAAGTTCTGGATCGAGTTCCGTTCCCGCTTCGCGATGCCTTGGACGTCGGCCATCACCTTCGAGAACGCCTCGAACACCGACAACTGGGGTACCTCGGGGGCGGTCACAGCATTGACCTGACGAAGCAGCCATCGCACAAACCATCAGCGTTAGCGTCGTGGCTGCCGCAGTACCCGCACTTCCCGTAGCCGGTGTCCTCGAAGTAGCTCATGCCGCCACCCGCTTCGACGCGGTGCGTAGAGCGTCAGCGACTTCCTGCTGAGTACGATCCGGTTTCGCGTTCCACTCCACCAACGAGCCGCCAGGCATCATCAGCGAATCGACCGGTAGACCGGTGACGACGGACTCGACGACGGCGATAGCGTCCGTGACCGCCCAATCGTCACCGTCCGGGCCGTTGAAGTCGTCCGGCTCGTCCCGGTCGGCCTGGTAGG